ATCGGTGTGCAAGAGCCGCACCTGCTGAGCCATCAGAAACAGATAATGTAGTGGGAGTTGATGATACATCTACTTCGATATAGCCACCGGAAATCTGTTCGATAATGTCCCAGTTTGTATTTGTTAGTGTTCCCCATGTACCGGCTTTTTCGCCAGTAGTCATTAGTTGAACGCCGAGTGCTGTGTAATTTGATGCCATAATTTTCTCCTTAAGCTGAATGTTCTATATCTGTATAAGCAGTGTAGCCGGTTATGTCAACATCTTTGTAGTGCAGTGGGGACATACCCGCGGACCCTAAAGTTCCACTTATTTCAATTCCTGAAAGTCCTATTGTCATATCAGTAATAGTTAAACTTCCTACTGAACCAGTAATAGATAATCCACTTAATCCTATTGCCATGTCAGTAATAGTAAATGAGCCAAGAGAACCCGTAATTTCTATTCCTGTAAGATCAACTAGTTGAGCTTCAGTAACAGTTATCGTACCTAGACTGAGGGTAGCTTCTATACCCGTGAGATCATACGCCATCTCATGACCAAGAGTACCTAAACTTCCTGTAATAGCTATTCCACCTAATCCTTGAGTATGATCAGCGCCATTATTAATGGATAAACTTCCTAGAGAAATCGTTCCTAATAAAGACTCAGTAAGAGTAAGTTCAAAATCGTAATTAAGAGTAGGAGTACCTAGACTTCCCGTTATTTCTAAACCGGTAAGAGCTGCAATAGATAATTGAGTTGTTTCACATCTTAGATCGCCATCCCATGCAACCATTTCATTCCAAGGAGCTTGACCCCATGCACTTGGACCTTGAGCAGCTGTGATTGCAAATGAATCAGTTAGTACAACTGTGGTAGTATTTTCTCCCCAGTTACCAATACCCCATTCATCTCTGCCCCAACCTTCTTCTGATTGAGCATACGGTAAGGTTCCTAAAGATCCTGTAATTGAAAAACTACTAAGAGTAACTACTGGATCAAAACTCTCTCCCCAAGGTTCTTCACCCCAGAAGTCTCGACCCCAACCTGTATTTGGAAAAGCTGCTATTTCACCTACAGAACCAGTTATAGAATAACCGGTAGGAACAACAGTTAAACTAGCATCGCCCCAATCTTTTATACCCCAAGTTAAACGACTCCAACCAGTTAAAGAAGCGGCATAATCTAAAGTTCCTTGAGAAGCTGTGATTTCGAAGCCGGTAAGATTAATAGTTTGAGCTGATTCGCCCCAGTTTTCATCTCCCCATGCATCTGAGCCCCATCCTTGTTCATTGAAGGCTACAACACCATCTGAATTTAAAGTTGAAGTAATTGAAATTCCGGTAAGTGAAACTGTAACGGTATCAGATTCCCAGGAGTTATAGCCCCAGGTTGTTCCGGCTTTATTCCAAGTGTTAGCCATAAGGAGAGTCCCCCTACGACGTTATTCTTATGATCGCTGAGCTAGAGTCGTTGGCTGGAAATTGAATTGTGAAAGTTCCAGAAGAAACTGTTTTGTCTCCACCAAAATCAATGGAACATACAGCAGCATCTGTAGTCAAGCCACTAATTGTAGATGAATTATAAATTAAACATCCTCTTGCTGTAAAAGAAGCTGATGTCCAAGATGTATCTGAAAAATCTGTGAAGGAAGTTACTGTTGAAATACCTACGCCAGTATTGGTAAGAGTGTTTCCGCCGGACGTGTATCCTGAACTTGTTGTTGTGACTTCGTATGTATTCGTAGGATCAGCACTCGGAGTAGAAGCAACAACCCATTGAGTTGTAGTTGTTGTCAAATTAGCTGAACCACTAGAATATAAAGCTATTTTAAAAACACTTCCTCCGGAAGCTAAAAAGCTATGTAGTCCTTTTAATAATTCCGTCTTGAAAGAATTTTGTAATACTGATGCAATTGCCATAATTTTCTCCTAGTTTTTATGGTGACGGAGAGTTGACAGGTATTCTAACGGTGCCGTCAGTATAATCATCTCTTCTTCGTCTACCAATTTGCACTCCTGCAAACTTCTGTACTTCTTGTTTATATTTATTTTCGTATAATGTCAACATATCCATCGGACCTTTTAAAAATCCAAAAGCCTCTATTAACGTAGCATATAATAGGCCCTGTGGAAAGTACTGACTTATATAAGTTCCAGATGTTTTAGTCACTAAACTTTGAGGTACCATATCATAATATATTCTAAACATATAAGTAGCATCTGGCGTAGGAGCTACGTAAAGACCTCCTGAAGTAGTGTCTGAAACTGCTGTGGCTCCTCCAAACATCGCATAATACTTAGGAAAACCTGTAACATCCTGCCCTGTTTGTCCCCCTGAAGGGCCAGTTTCTCTGTCAACATATTCTGTTAAATATGTTTGGTCTTTTTTCTGTAACCATTCTCCAGGTCCTGTAGTAACCGAGGTGCTATTAAAAACTTTTAGACCACGCACAAATACTGTTCCAGTATTTCCTTTGGTTCCTTTTCCGGGAACATTTATTGTATTGTCATCAACAGCTAAATTTCCTTCACTAACAAATCTATTACTATCACTAGGGACATCATAAAAAATTCTAAATTCTGCATTTTCTATAAATCTGCTTAGAATAGCACCAGTGAATACATTTGAATCTACTTCAGTATAACTTCTAGTGTCAGCTTCTAATTGTGAGAGTGTATATCCGGCCATAATAATTATGATCTATCGTTTACGGGTCCACCGAAAACGAAAAATCCTCCTCCTGTTTCTATACTAGTGGCTGTATTAGCTAAAGTAAAACTAAAACTATCACTTACAGATAATGTTGATGGTTCCCCTGCGTAAGGAATAGTACTGTCAATAATAGTTATTATATATGATCCATAAATTTTGGCGCCTGCAGTATGAGCCACTGCTGTTGTTGAAACCGGAGTCGCTCCATACGAAGGAGCTGCGGTTCCTCGAGTACAACCAGTTAAAGTATTTGTAGTTCGTCCAGTATATTGAATTGTTTCACTGGTAATTTTTCCGTATTGTAGAGAAGCTGTGTCTGTATCCGTTGCTTCAATGACAATATATCCTGATGTAGGAAACTCTGAGCCATCGGTTAACACAATAGAAGTATCTGTAGTAGTAATAGTTGTAGCTAAAGTTGTACTTAATTCAAAAGTAGATACTGCTGCTCCTCCTATAGGACCTTTAACTTGATAAAATCTTACAGCGTCATTAGTGGATCGTTGGTGTCTATATTGATTTACAATAACCGTAGTTCCTATTTCAGTTGTAAATGGATTATCATTTAAGGGAGCCGGTGTAGCTAAAGCTACTCTTGCTGGTCTTGCTCTTTGTAAAGCCTGAGGATCCGCACTTGTAGGCTTAGGCTGTAATTGTGGTTGTTTAGGTTCAAATTCTGAAAAATGAACCCACGCACCATTCCATTCCCTTACCATTTCTAAATAAGGAAAAGCTAATCCAGATCTATCTGATATAGCAAGTGCATGTTTACCTGAAGCAAATGTAGTCATAATTAAGCGTTAGGATAATAAATCTTAGGAGCAATATAGGTGCTGGTAATATCCGCATCCTCTTTTATAGCTCTGGCCAATTCATCCTCGTAATAAAGTTTTAATTCTTGTGATCTTTGGGGTACATTTTTTTGTGACAAATAAAATGCGAGGCCGGCTGTCATACAAGGTGCAAACCTATATGGCACGTTAGTTGCATTTGTATAAGCGCCTGCATCTTGAATTCTTCTTACATAATATAAATTTAATTTGTTACCATCGACCGCTGCACTTGGGGTTAAATAAACTGTGAGAGTTGTTCTATCAATAAATCTTTGAATAAAAAAAGAAGTTGGGGTTCCTTTCGCTGTCTTATTAGAATAGCCTTGATACTGAGATCGACTCACTTCGGTCATAGGCGAATCAATACTTGTAGAAGTGATTCTATAATTAACCTCTAATATATTATCCATTCCAGTCCCATGCTGAGTGACCGCATCGGCACTTGAATGAGTCGCAGCCGTAGTACCATTAGATCCACGAATAGCTCCTGTAAGGTTCGCTGCTCCAGTTACTGCTGATTTTCCGGTATATCTAATTGTCTCAGATCCTACTGTAATCGTTCCTCCTCCTTCATTAGCGCCAGGCATATCTTTAACTTCGGTTAAAGGAATATCCGTAACAGATGCATTAATTCCTGCGGATAAAGTCGTGGTTAAGCCGTTGGAAGCACCGTCGGCCGGGGATCGATAAGTCGTATAAACATTTTGTCCCTCTACTAAAGTAAAGCCTTGATTAGCTACTTCCCAATAATGAAGTCCTCTATTACTCCATTCAGAAAATAAAAGATTTAAAGATCGTTTAGCTGTTTTTAATTGATAACCTGAAACGTTTTGTAGACCAATTCTTTCGTAAGCTTCTTCTACGATTTCGTCAATCGGAAGAGTTTTATCGAAAGTATATGATTGAGAAGTAGTGTTAGCCACAAGTCCTCCTAACCGTAGAAGATAGTAACTTTATCTACATTTGTTAAAGTAGCATAGGAACTTGTTGGACAATAGAGTCCATTACCTGGAATATCAATTTGATAATACGAAGCTTCAC